CTGCAATAAACTGTGCTTATACAAGTTATAAAACGCATGACCGTCAGAACATTTAAATAAAATAGAACAGAACTTACTCCAAATTCTATCGTTAGTAGATAGAGTGTCCTCAGGTATATATGTCTCAGATATGCATAGTTGCGACTTAGTACGTTCTAAATCTAAATACCTACCTTTGTCATCAAAATAATGACCGAGAAAGAAGACTCTTTCACCCGCAGAGAAGACTTGAGACTTTTCAACAGATATTTCCATATTGAAGTGAAGTTTCACGATTTCTCTTATATATGAGATTTCAAACTTGCGATCTGACGCAAATATTATGTCATCACCTAAAATAGAAATACTTTTTGGATCAATTGATAACCTGTAAACCCTATTGACATAAAGTATTATAAATAGATTAATTAAAGATCCTAGAAGATTAGTCAAGGAAGATCCACTCATCAGTCCTCTTTTCTTCTGAAACATGAATGTTACTCCTCTTATGCTAGTGACAATAAAACAAGAGGTATGATAAGTTAAAATAGTTTCGAATAGACTATTCTCTTTGGAGTTCAAAAATACTCGTCCAAATAGAAATCTAAGTAACATCTCAATTAATTCATTTGAAATCGTCTGATCGAAGGATTTGTAGTCGATAGAGTAGATATATTTATAGTGTTGCCACTGTCTATATCGATTTCTCAAATCAATATAGTTGTTTGCAAAACAGTAAGGTGTCAATTTATTTCTCTCAAAGTGATGAAATATTTCCCCAAAGAGCATCTTTTCAAAACAAGCTACTATGACTGGAAAAGGATAAAATTGTCTGAACTTGAGTTTCCCGGAGCTGGAAAGTTGCGTACGCCAGTTGATAGAAATGGGAAAATCTAAAACACATCGAGAAATATCTAGATGTAATAGGCGATGAGCTAAATTGATAACCTCCTCCTTAATAAGAGATTTGGGATTCTTAAATTTTGGAAAGCTACTACTAGTCGCACTTGGTAGAGTATCGAACGCTTCCCTAGGAGAGCAAGTTTTATACTTATTACCCGTCAATAATAATAAGTCGGACATTTGTCCCTTAACTTTGGCTGCTATAGTATAATCTATTTGTATACCTGATGACTTGCTTAGTAATTCAACAGCTTCAGACCTGTTAATACTACAAGTTTTTTGTGTGTCACCAACAGCATTCATAATCCCATCTACTTTATTTTTGTGCTGAAATAGTTCAACGAAGATCGATTCAATTAAATAAGTTGCACTCTTTTTTGAATTCATCCAACCAATATTTGAAGCTCTTTCCACATTAAACCGAACAAAATGAGGTAGTTGACTATTTATTTTATTGATATGAAATTGAAATTGTTTTTGAGTTTTGAAATACATATTTGCTATTCTAATAGTTAAGACTCGAAAGAATGGAAAAATCCCACTTTTTAAAAGCTTCCTTAAAATTTTCTCTTAAAGAAAT